TAATCGATCCACAGTCAGTGACCATTGACAGTACTCTTGCTAATCCACCTGCAGGTACAAGATATTTAATTATTAATCCAATTGGTAGTAGCAGCAATGAAGATGGTCCAGCTATCTGGGATAGAACAGGATTTCCTGATCTGATTGCCAGCACCAATGATATAATTGAATATACTGGTACTAATTGGATTGTTGACTTTGACAGTTCAACAGTCACCAGTGTAAAATATCTAACAAACCTACACACTAATACTCAATACAAATGGAAAAATCAACAATGGACCAAATCCGTGGAAGGACGTTACGGCGCAGGGGCCTGGAGTTTCGTTCCTTGACCAATGGCGTAGGTGCACTTATCTATGCTCGCAATACTGGACGATACTTATTTCTATTAAGATCATCGGGCAGCTGGCCAATGACCTGGGGTTTGCCAGGTGGCAAAGTAAATACCAACGAAACAGTAGTTGACGGTCTTAACCGAGAAATACACGAAGAGCTAGGTGGTAAAATTATTGCCCCAAAATTTTTACCAATTGAAATGTTCACCAGCAACAATGAACAATTTATCTATCATACTTATTTTGTTGCTGTCGACTACGAGTTTATTCCTGACCTTAACAGTGAACACGTAGGGTACGCCTGGTTACCTTTAACTGCTACACCAAAACCATTGCATCCTGGTGTTAGCCGCACTCTTACTTCTGAAGATATAGTTAAAAAGATTCAGACAGCTGAATCAAGTTACTGCCTTCTCTTAAAGTAATAATCACCGTCTGGCCCGTTGTTGCAGAACATACCTTGACAGTCAAATCCTTGACTGTTCATATAGGCAATCACTACATCACGTAATGGTGCGCCTTTATTGTATTCAACTACCTGTAGTTCTAGTATAACGTTGTCTACAGATTTTAGTAGTTCAGATGCACCAATAAGAACATCTAATTCTGCACCCTGTACATCCATTTTAAGCAAATCAGGAACTGGAAAGTTTCTTTCTTTGACCACACTGTCCAGACTTCTACTGATCATCCTACGTCGGTGTGACTCGTTAAAATATTTAGGCGCATGTGGATTAACTTCTGCATTTTCTTTGTAGTAACTGTTACCACCTGGGTACTGATCGTTTTGATAAAAATCAATTTCTTTACCGTCAATATCGCTAAGTAAACCCATGTGATAATTGTAACCACCTTCTTTATACAAAAATTCGCAACTGCCCATGGCTTCAAACAGGTAAAAATCTGCTGCTGGCCAAATTCTCTTTGCTTCATTGGTCCAGTGTAGCACACAAGATCCAATATCGTAGATTACTCGAGGTTGGAAGCCACTGGCTGCAAGATTGGTTAAGTGTACTACATGATCCTGTGGAAGTAGTCGCTGAGATCCTAGATCTCTCAGACCAGGTTCGAAATTAGTTGGTCTAATACTTGAGTCAATGACAAATTCTGTTTGACCAATATGACGGCACTGAATTGACGTATCAGCCCAAATTTTAAATCCTGCTATTAGAGCCTTGCGACAAAAATCAACGTCCTCGCTGACGGTATTAGCGTGATCAATAGCACTGTGATACTTAAAATGCGGATAAGGTATAGCTCGCATAACTTGGCCTTTGACCAAGACACAGCCAAAACCACAGCTGGCTATTTCTACTAGACCCTGCCCGACAATTTTTTCATAAGGAATATTACTTACACCGCCATGCCCATTATGCTCATAAACTTCTAAGATATGTTGTCCTGGTTTACGCTGTATGTACAGGCCTGAAACCATATCTCGATCGTGCGCCAATAATTTCTTTAGTGTATCCGGCGGAAAGGCAATATCACTGTCTACACTGAATAGATAGTCATAGCCTTTTACTACCCAATCGGCAATTAGATTACGTACCTGATCAATGTTGTATCCGTAAAAATATTGAAAGGTCACGGTGTAGCCATCTGGTACTTCTAAATCATAAATGCTCTTAAATGTTTCAGCCTCTATGTTTCTGGCAGTGGGTATAGCTATCAGAATTTTTTTATTTGGTACAGTGCGAGATATTGACTTAGCTGATGGAATTTGTTGTGGCGGATCAATTAGTTCTGGTTGATTATTTTCTATACTCATTTGTGATTTTATCTGTTGGTAAATTGGAGTTTCAATATCTAGTACTCCGCCAGTAAGACTTTTATCCGATGTTGTTGCCGCAAACGGAGATTGAAACAGCATGTTAGTAATCAAGTAATTGGTTTTTTTACGATGTAACTGTAGATCAAAAATGTAGTTATCGCCAAAATAGATATCAAGTCCGTCGGGTATTGGTTTCCAAGACTGTTTGTGCAGTATCATTAAACAGCCAAAACCATAGGTATGCTGCCCTTGCCACGGTATGATATCTATATTACCATTTGTTATCGGAGGTTGATTAAAATCAGCAGTGCCCGGACATAGACCAAAAATTCCAGCTGCTGGTGTTACAAGTCCGTGTAATCGTTCAAACAGTTTCAGATCGAACACAACATCGTCATTGACAATGCACAGTAATGGATAACGACTTACTTCAACACCATGGTTCCAGGCAGGATTAACAAAAATATTTTTGTTAAAATCAAACATTTTAATTTTTTCATGCTGCGGAAAATCTAGTGGCCTATTACTGCTGTCGTTGTCAATGATGATAATTTCGCCAACATAGTTGCAGTTACACAAGGCATTGACGAAATTTTTAAATTGATCTGCTACTCTCCACATTGTGGGTACAATGACTGAATATTGTTCCATTGATTTTTGTTTAATAATATTGTTGGCGTTACGATTTTGTTCTTCGCCATTGACCTTATAGTCATTTAGCGGACTTGCATCATTGTAGTTGTAGACAATTTCTTGTAGGCATTTAACTTTGTCGGGATCAGCAGCTTCAATAAGATTATAAAATGTAGACCCATCACCACCAGCACGATACCAGTTGCCCTGCTGATCTTGGAACGCACTGTCTGGGATTCCAGTGATCAGCTGAGATTTAAAAGTACGCAGATGTGTGTAAGGCAATATCCAATTAAATTTATGCTGTCTATAGGTACGTGACTGTTTTATATGTTCAGGATACGGCTGACTTATCAGTGGAATATTGTCTACTACACTCCAGCAGCTACCATAGGTAAACTCTGTAGTGCCATCATAGATACTGTTGTAGTAGCTAAAAATTGTATTGTCATTGACTAACCAATCATCACCGTCGACAATCATTACTATACTATTGGTATTTTCTAGAGCTTTAAAAACCGTGACCTGATTGAACACTGCACCTTGATTAACTTCGTTTTCAATCAAGTGAAATTTATCAGCGATACTCTGTGGTAACTGATCCAATGCCTGGGCAATAGCCCAGCTGGTATTGTCAGTGCTGGCATCATTGACCATATAGACTTGATAGTTGTCATAGTCCTGACAGGCAATGCTTTTGATAAATTGACCAATGTACTGCTCAGCATTGTAAAAAGTACCGACCACACTAATCGGCTGTTCTTGGCCAAGTTTGTAGTGCTCAAATTCAACAGTATTAGTATAGCGTCTATTCCAAAGTTTGTGAACTTTTTTGTTTATGGCGCTGACTCTACGGTATTCATCTCGGCTGAGATACTCCCCGGCCTTCTTATAAAACCATTGCTTCCACTGTAGAGCCACTGAATCCCAACCAGCAATGTCTTTGATATTATTACAGTAATATTGTTTTTGCTGATGTAGATAAGGATTGTGCCAGGCTGCAATAACCATATTAGCAAACAAGTGGCATTGTCTGCCACGATCAATGTCTGTAAACAGGCTGTTTGGTTCAATAGCGTAGTCTAAATGATATCCAGCCAGTTCAGGTACAATTTCTTCCAAAGCACCAAATCTGCAGGTAGCCACTGGCGTATTGTACAGCATACTCTCTAGACTGCTGATACCAAAAGTCTCAGGAAACGCACCAGGGTAGATCATCATATAGGCATCACTGAGTATTTTGGCTATTTCACTTTGTGGTATTACCCCAGTGAACTCAATGCCTAACTCTGCATACTTAGGATCAGCAACCATACGTCGCCAATCTTGTTCCTGTTGATCCGGGCCATGTGCTTCACTGAATCTGTAGTAGCCACCGATGACTTTTAATCGTGCCGAGGGAATCTGTTGTTTAACTCTAGGCCATACTTCATTAACCAAAGGTATCATGCCTTTGGTCACTGAAGCGTTGTAGACAAATAAATTGCGATCTTTAGCTGGAATATCTACGCCAGTGTCAAACTTTTTAGCACCGTTGCGAGTAATAAACAGCCGAGGTTTTAGTACTTCAAAATTTCTACGACGGCCATGATGGCAGTTGGCCACGTAGGTCAGATGAAAATCACTGAGTGTAAAGATGTCAGTAATTCGATTGCTGACAGCCAATTCTTCAATGTAGTTGTCACCTAGGCAAAAAGTGTCGTGCATCCACAATATACGCATTTTGGCTTTGGAGACAATTCTGTCATATAAATTATAACTTTGCAGTGGCATGGCGCGACCATCCTGCAACTCTCCATACCGTTCTGGCTGCATAAACGGAATTATGGTTCGACTACTGATTACGATTTCAAAATCGTGATCTTGTATCAAATCCGATAAAGGTCTAAAAGTAACACCAGAGTAGACGCCGGAACGAGCATGATCGATGTTGCAGTTGTTAAACACTGTTACATCAAAACCCAGTGCTGCCAATTCAGCACTGATATAGGTAACGGCACTTTCCGAACCACCCAGCCCTTGTTGATAAACGGTTGTTCCGTCGTAGGGCAGGCCAATTATGTCTATAATAGCAATTTTCATTATGCTATTATATATCTATTGCAGTACTAAGTCAAATAATTTTTAAATTGGATTAATTGAACCAACCTAAGAATTTTGGAGTTACTGGTAGGTATTGAATAATGACTGCACCTTGTGCACCGTTACCCCCTACAGAAGAAGCATAATCGGCGCCACCAGTTCCACCACCACCGCCGCCACCATAGCGGCCTCCGGCTCCTCCTGGAGTAGTACCAGAACTATTATATCCGCCACCACCACCACCGCCGCCGCTGCCAATTGAGTTAAGTACCTCATTACCAGAGGAACCAGCTCCTGCAGGACCTTGTGGACCAGTGCCACCGTAACCGCCTCCGCCAGAAAAACTTGATGTTGAAGAAGTTCCGCCACCTACTCCTGCATTATTATTACCGCCGCTGCCGCCGCCTAAGCTACTGCCAGCGTTTGCAGCGCCTCCAATGCTACCGCTGCTGCCGCCACCATTTCCACCACCGCCGCCACCTGTAGGGCGATAAGCACCATTTCCGCCATTTCCACCTGCGGCGCCAACGCCAAGCGGGCCACCTGCGCCACCACCACCGCCGCCACCGCCGCTGAAGTAAGCCGAAGGCGAGTAGCCGGTGCCACCAGTTCCGCCGTTAAACGTAGATCCGGTGCCACCTACGCCCGGTGTAGCAGCTTGTAGGCCACCACCACCACCGCCAGCAGTAAAAGTAGAAAAAGTAGTACCAGTGCCAGCTGTTCCGTTTCCACCAGAACCACCAGCACCGCCAGCACCAATTGAATATGCAATTGACAGACTATTTGATACATTAAAATTGTTTATTCTGGTATAACCGCCGCCGCCACCGCCGCCACCGCCGCGAGAGTTAATTGCACTTAGGCCGCGGCCACCGCCACCACCGCCGCCTATTACATGAATTATATTATTTGTAGTATTAAAATCGCTTGGAACTATCCACGAGCCGCCTGATTCTATTAGATAAACTTTAGGAGTTGATCCAGCTACATAAGTCTGCGCCAAAACTCCATAAGAGTTATTTAAAATAATTGAGTTAGAGCCAATGTGCCAATGAATATAATCAGTGCCATCTACAGCATAAGGTGTAAACGCAATATCTTGTACTCTAAAATAGTCTGCACTGGATACAATTATTCCGCTGGCATCAATTGTTTGATAACTAAAATTAGCAAGAGTACCAGCAGTGGCACTATTCAAGGTAGGTTGGAACGATGCTGTGCCTGTTATTGTAAAATTAACAAATGTAGTTGTAGTGCCAGCCGTAAAACTAATGGTACTGGCCGCAGAAGCACTAATACTAGCAGCTATATCGCCAAAGGTATTTGATCCGGTTACTGTTAATGTACCAGTTCCACCTTGATTCAGAATTACATTACCATAGTTAAAACTGGCTCCTACAAATGTTTTTGCTGAAGAGCTTGTAAGGCTGATATTACCTGACGTACCTGTTCCTGGAATGATTGTAAAATTTGTTGTGTTAGCATTATTAAATGCAGTGGCACCCGAACCACTGATTACCAGCGACCCGTTGTCAAATTGTAATGTTTTAGTTCCTACACCGGTGGTAAAGAGCCCAGTTGTAAATGTATATCCATTTAAATCTAGTACCCCGTTAGTTAATGTAGTAGTTTTAGTAGAACCAATTGTAGCAGCAGATTGCAATAATGCTGTCCCACCAACGCCGTTAAACGTCCAAGGAAAATCATGTGTTGCACCACTGGCAGTAATTGATTGTGAACTAGTAGAACCAAATGTCCAGGTATTGGTGCCAACACCCAATGTACCAGCTGTATAAACATAATTTCCGTATATTGTAGTAGCAGTATTTGTAAGTGTAAATGTTCCGTTTAGTGTTAAATTTTTAATAACACTGCCTGCAGTAAATGTAAAAGTTACATTTGAACTACTGTCAACCAAGCTAAAACTTATTGAGTTAGATTCGGTCAGTGAACCTGTAGTAATTGTTTTTGTTGCTGCTGCGGCTGCACCACCAGTACATTCAACCAACGAATTTCCGGTGACGGTTAATCCAGTATTTGTTGAAGTGGTCCAAATAGTGTTGGTTGCTGCTGCATTAAGAACAATTTTACCAGTGTTAAAATTCAATGTTCTGGTATTGCTGTTACTGCTAGAGAATAGACCAGTGGTCAAGACGTTTGAACTCAAATCTAAATTTCCACCTGTGAACGTCAATGTTCTAGTAGCACCAAGTGTTAAATTGCTGGCAAGCGCAACTGTACCTGTGCTGGTTGCAGTTCCAATTGTAATTGGTGCATCAAAAGTAGCACCTGTGTAATCAATAGTTTTAGTGCCGCTGACCAGCGCCATAGTTATGGCATTGGTGCCAGCAACATGTTGCCCTCTTACTCTAGAAATATTTCCATAAACTGTAAATGCCGTATTGGCCACAAGGTTGAAGTCTAAATTAGTTTGACTATTATTGTATGTTAAATCGTTTACTGCGTTACCAGCTGTAAAAGATACCAAAGCAAAATTCCAATTTACTATATTCCAGTTCAAAGCCTGAGCAGCAGTTACGGTACCAGTATTAATTACCGCGGTAAAACTATTGAATTGTGCATCTGGATAAGTTGATACTTTGCTGGTTCCTGTGTAACTAAAGTTAGTCGCTGTGGCCATATTCCACACGGTTGGAGTCATTACTGCGCCAGCAACAGTATAACCAAGACCAATTTCTCCACTTGACCCAAAGGCAATACTTCTTGTGTTTGTGTTTGAAGATGAAAATATATCGGTTGATAACAAGAAATTATTTAAATCCAGGGTTCCACCAGTTAATGTAACAGTCCTTAAGTTTGCCAGTGCAACACCTCCGTTACCGCGGCTACCAACAGATAGATTGCTTAATAATCTATATGTGGCTGTACTGGTTGCTGTTCCAAAGGTCCATGGAAAATCATAA